TGAGCCGGATGAGGATGTTATTCAAGCAGCAGGCGAAATGCTGATGGAATAAAAACTAATCGGAGAAGAGGAGGTGCAAAGCGTATGTATGGGTGGCTATATCGAAGAGCATTAGCCTTAAAAGATGTAGGGGAAAAAGTGCGGTGCCGCACGTTAGTACTGGCTGGATTGTGCATAAAAGAATGGGTTTTATCGCACATGATGAGTAAACACGTAAAACCATAACTGGAGGAATAAAATGAGTCATCAATATATGACGGACACGAAAGGTAGAAAGGTACCCGTTGAGCTGGTAAAAGACATAGACAAACTGCGAGACCAGACAGTACGGACAATCATGGAGCAAACTTTTGATATGCGAAATACGCTGAGAACATTTAAGGAGCGTATCTGGAACGACCTTCAGGAATTTCTTCGCATATCTGCCGAACAGCATGGTGTTACCTTTGGAGGCAAAAAAGGAAACATTGCATTAACCACCTATGACGGTAAATTCAAAATCCTTATTGCTGTCAATGATGTACTGCAATTCAACGAAAAATTGCAAGTAGCCAAACAAATAATAGACGAACTGTTAAAAGAATGGTCAGAAAATGCACGTCCTGAAATACGGGCTTTGGTAGACCATGCATTTGCAGTAGATAAGCAAGGGAATATCAGTACGGAACGGGTTTTAGGTTTGCGTAAAATCAACATTACAGATGCTAAGTGGCGTGAAGCCATGCAAGCGATTACAGACAGCATTCAAATTGCTTCAAGTAAAAAGTATATGCGGTTTTATTCGCAAAAGCCGGACGGCAGCTATGAGCATATTCCGCTTGATGTAGCGGCACTATGAAAAAGGCATAAGAAGTGAGGTACAGTATGGCACAGACAATAGGGACAGCACAACGAAAATGGATACAAATTCTTCATGTTGCAAAGAGCGAATTATCTCTTGATGATGCTGCCTATCGTGCTGTGCTGTACGGAGCAGCGGGGGTTGACTCGGCACGTGATATTAAAACGTGGCAACAGTATAACGCGGTACTCAAAGCCTTTGCAAAGCTCGGTTTCAAAGTGAAAGCCGGTAAAGCGGCACAAAGTGGCTTAAAAAAGACCGCACCACAAAACGGTCGTAATGGCGATTGGATTAGCGCACGGCAAGAGTATTACATCCGGGGATTATGGGATTTGGCAAGCAGGGCAAAAGACGAGGCTTCTTTACAAGCGATGCTCCAGCGCATTGCAGGGGTTACGCACATCGAATGGATCAGCAAAGAAAAGGCTACCAAGGTGATCCTTGCCTTGCGGGATATTGCAAAAAAAGCGGGGTTCAATCCTGACCGTCCGCCCCATCCTCAAAGTGAGGGCGCAAAGCAGTGACCGACAGCATCTATGAAGCGAACGAAACGCTTGAACAGCTGGAATTACTCATCGGTAAGGACAATGCCCGGAAAGTCTTTGAATTTTTTGAAGGCAGTAGCTTTTATTTCCCAAAAAGAATCGGACTTGCCGAGCAGCACCGTCAAATCTTTGCAGAGCTCCGCGCCGGAGCCTCCTATACCGACCTTGCGGAAAAATACCACTACACCAAATCCTACATCCGCAAGATAGAACACAAACTAACAGCCGAGCGTCGCGCCCTTTTGAAAGCAGGCATCACCCAGCCTGATGAAACCGCCAGTGCAAGCGCCGATCCTGTCAAACTGGACGTACCGCACTCAAGACCATTTGAACAAGGAGAATTATTTTATGAATGCTGATTTGGAAGCGATAAAAAAACGGATTAAAAAGCTTTTGGCGCTGTCAAAAAGCCCGAATGAAAACGAGGCAATGGCAGCATTACAAAAAGCGCAAGCGCTGATGGAAGAATACCATGTAACGGAAGCCGAATGCGTGTATGCGTCGCAGACGGTCAAAGCGACAAAGCGAGAATCGGCATGGCGCTCAACGCTTGCGAACACCGTTGCATCGCTGTATGCCTGTGAGGCATTACGCGATGTTTCAAGCGGTCAAATGATTTTTTACGGAGAATCATTCGACGCATTTATGGCAAAAGAGATGTACGGCTATTTAAGTAAAACGATAGACCGGATGGTTAAGCAGAACGTGCGTAAGCGCAATACGCTGAAATACAAAAATCAATACCGCTTCGGGATCGTCTGTCGGTTAGCAATTCGGATATATGAATTGGGACAGAAAGTATCATGGGCGCCTGAGCGTGAACATAAATTGCTTGCGGTGAAAAAGGCTGCGGAAAACAAATTCGGCATTATAAAGATGCGTGAACTGAAGACAACCCATAGTGGTAAAGCCTTTAATCGCGGCGTAGCTGACGGCGGCGCTGTGTTGCTGCACCGGCAGGCAACCGCCCGCAACGGCTACTTGGAGGGATAAACAACGTATGAAAACGATTTTTTTAAACGGTAAAGAACCGCCGTACATGGAAGAAGCCGAATACATAAAATTAAGTGCTGGGCAAATATCACATGCGGTGAACAGTCTTAATTATGCCGGAAAGGAAGCCGCTGCGGTCGTTGCCATTATGACGCTTAACGCGCTGGGACTTACCCCTGCGCAAATTACCGCACTGCTTGCAACCGAATAGGGAGGAATAAAAGATGATTGTTCTGAAAGGTACTCTGGTAAAGATTGCACATAGCCAACGCGGAGCATTTACCGCCCGTGTGTCCGAAACCTTTAACACTGAACGAGAAGTATTCTTTCCGCTCATCCTCGAAGATGATGTCCTGTATGGACACGGGTATGATTGGCACAAAGGTGATTGTATTAGTTGCAATCGTCAATTTTTACGAGCGTTTGAAATACTGGAGGAGAAAAAAGCATGATAGAAGTGAAACTGCGAGGCCGCGTACAGTATATAGGCAAAAAGTATTACGAAGTTCTTTGTAAAACAGAAAAGAATAAATATGAGATAGTAAAAATTCTTGGGGTTTGTCCTTATACAATGGAGCAATGTGTAGCACTTGATTGCGTATTCGTCGGTGTAGAGATAATCGGCGAATATTATGAGCTGATTGCAAGGGAGAAATAAAATGAAGATAAATAAAGCATGGTGTTTTTTTGAGCAATCGGGAGTATTTAAAAATGAATTTAAGAAACTCGGCATTCCGGCCGTTGATTGCGATATATTAAATCATTTTAATCAAACAGATTATCAAATAGATTTATTTGATGAAATTCAAAAAGCCTACACGGGGAAAATGTCAATTTTTTATCATATTTCTACTAATGATTTGATTTTTGCATTTTTTCCATGTACTCGATTTTCCTGTCGTGTACAACTAAATGCACGGTGTGAAATGCCGCAATCTCGTAACTGGGATAATTCCAAAAAATTGGATTATTCACGAGACGTCGTTAATGGAATAAGCAAGAATTATGACTTGTTATGTAAATTATGCATGGTTGCATTATCTTACCGATTTAGACTTATTGTTGAAAATCCATATACACAGCCACATTTTTTAACTCAATATTTCCCCTTAAAACCGAGCATCATTGACGTAGATCGTACAATGAGAGGAGATGTATATAAAAAGCCAACTAAATATTACTTTATAAATTGCAGTCCTGAACAAAATTTTTGTTTTGAAAATATCGAAAACGAAGTCAAATTGACTGTCGAAAAAGTAATAAGCGATGAAACAATGACACGAGAAGAAATGAGAAACTATATTTCTCCCGTTTATGCAAATAGGTTTATTCGGGAATTTATTTTAGATGAGGAGGCATTAAATGGCTAGTACCACAGAAACCCAAGAGAAAATCATCGAAATAACAGAAGCCATGCGGGATTTGTTGTTATACAAAAACAAAAAGTATGGAGATTCCGCATTAAACCCGAAACAGATTTTTTACAAAGGCGATGCAGTTGATTCTATCCTGATACGCCTCGACGATAAGATTGGGCGCATTATGGCAAATACTGAAAACACCCCGCGCATCAATGACGTTGCCGACATTATCGGCTATTGTACATTGCTGCTTATCGGCATCGGTGCAAAACCGGAAGACATTCAAAAGTTAATGGATTAAAAGGGGGAGGTCAATATGCTCTGTTTCCCGCTTAAAAAAGAATGGTTTGAAAAAATAAAGAAAGGCGAAAAGGCCATCGAATACCGAGAAACAACAAAATACTGGCAAAGAAGATTAATGAATGCCGAATATAGCAGTGGCTGTGTTACTTGGGGCTCCACTCAAAAATGCTATAGATTCGAAAGCTATACGGCACCGTGTTGTTTTCGTTTAGGCTACACAGGAGAAATCCTACAGGCGTGGATCACAAAAATTGAAGTTGTAGATGGTAACGATACGGATTTGCATGTTGCTAAACCTGTTTACGCCATACATTTTAAGTTAATAGAGGAATAACACAATCATATAAAAACCTTTCAGTAGCCGAGAAAGGTAAGTTGGAGACGGTGGCTCCGTAAATCGTTTGAGGGATTCGTAAACCTACGCTACGCCGCAGGCGGCCCGGCCGGGGACAATACCGGCAGCGGCATTTTTTTAATAAGCGATAAGGAGGAGCAACCAATGACGCTTAACGAGATGATCAGCTATGCGCAAAAGCATAAACTTGACTTTGATAAACCGGTTACCGGGATATTGGAAATGAATGAGAGTATACCGCTTGACATCGTTGCTTGTCATGGCAGCGTAAATAACAACGTGGTATTTCACGCAGCACCGATAAAAGTATTTCAATCATGGCGTGTCGTATGGCAGGAAGAAAAGGAGTAATAAATGGCTTTTACTTTTGAAGAATGGAAAAAAGAGTACAACAATAACAGACCTATCGAACCAAATAATGCATGGGAGAATCCGATGCAATGGGCTAAGATTACTAATTATGCAGAAGATAAGTTGAAAGAAGCCTTTGACGCCGGTTATCAAAGTTGCCGTGAAAAAAACGGTTGACACTTTTTGAAAGACGGGAATATTCCGCCGCAAGAATATAAACTGTATCTTTTTTACCTTGTTTCTAGACATAAAGAATGCGTTACCTGTGATACATGGAACAATAAAAGATATAACAGCTATGTTATTGCATGGGCGGAATTTGAATATCCAGAAAGTTTTTGAAAAAGCGGGCATAAATCTGCAGAAAGCCTTCCGTCATCGGAAGGCTTTTTTATGCGTAAAAAGCCTAAGGTTCTTCAAACTTTCCGCACAACCTAGTTGACATTATTATTCGGCTGCCGTATAATAATACTATAAACCTGAAAAGCAAAGGAGCAAATATGAACGAAATTAACATGGTATATGTAGATGAGGCAAATCACAACAAGTTTTATAATATGATTGACTTAGGTACCGGCTTTTTTAAAGCTCACTGGGGCAGAGTCGGATCAAACGGCCAATCAATGGAATATCCGATAGCCCTTTGGAACTCAAAAATGCAGTCAAAACTGGAAAAAGGCTACGTAGAAGTAAAAAAATCAGCCATGCCGATTAGTAAACCATCCGATATAAAAATTACAAATTCCGAAGTTAAGAGCCTTGTTAAATTCTTATTAAAAGCCGCTAAGACGCACATTGAAGCCTCATATAAGGTCGGAGCTGGAGAAGTATCGCAGGGGCAAATAGTAACAGCACAAAGTCTTATTGATAAGGCCTACCGATTGCTACGAAGTGGCAATCATACACAGAGCAGCCTTAACGATATTTTACGGGAATTGTATACGGTAATCCCGCGCAGGATGACGGATACTCGTAAATATTTTTTACAACAGACGTATCAAGATGCATTTGTAACGGAACTTTTACAGGCCGAACAAAACTTACTTGATACCCTTGCATCACAGACAAAAACAAAACCTGCAAAAATTACACTTGATACGCTCGGTTTGGAAATTACGTCGGCAAGTCAAAAAGACCGGGATTTAATAGCGAAGAAAACGGACTTTAAAGTCGGTACAAATAGGATTTTTAAGGTTACGAATAAAGCGACTGAGCAAGCGTTTAAAAAGGGGAGAAAGACAAAGTTATTATATCACGGTACGAGGAACTGTAACTGGATGGCGGTGCTGCAGCAAGGCCTTAAAATAAGACCGCAAGGGGTACAAACGACCGGTTCAATGTTCGGCGATGCGATATACTTTGCAAATAAAGCGAGAAAATCAATCGGGTATACAAGTATTCGCGGGTCTTACTGGGCTGGCGGCTCTGAGTCGGTCGGTTATCTTGCAGTATTTGAAGTGAATACCGGAAAAGAATGGAATTTGTTAAGCAATCAACGGCATAAGAATTGGATGATGTCTATCGACCAAAAAAGAGTTAATCAGGAAGGCTTTGATACGGTCTTTGCAAAAGGAGGAGCCGACTTATTAAACGATGAGTATGTCATTTATGATGAAAGTCGATGCACTATCCGCTACTTAATCGAAATCAAAAAATAAAAAGGCGAAGCATTGACATAATTATTCGGCTTGCCGTATAATAAGAATATGGAAAGTAAAAATTGGAAAACGGTCAAACAAGTGGCACAAGAAAATCAATGCGACGAGCGAACTGTGCAAAAATGGTGTGCTGCAAATAATGTGCCGTATAGCGGAAGCGGTTTCCGAAAACAATGGGAAATATCCGCAGAATATGAAAAAGCCTTTAAAGAGCGTGCCCGTCCCGGCAGAAGATGGCATAAAACGCCTGCGCATTCCCCCTCCACATAATACTCTTTTACCATCAACATATAATCCTATTTTTTTCAAATAGTTTCTTTGATTAGTCATAATAAAACCCGCTAAAGTATATCGGTAAGCGCACATCAAGGATGAGCCGTGCACGGATTTTCCTTCCCTTTACCTGAAACGGCTTATCCTGATGGCGCTTATCTGGAGGAGTATTATGACAACAAAAAAATCACAAATCGTATGGCTTTTATTCGCAGCGCTGTTTGTTGCAGCGATGGTATTTTTCGTAACGGATTCGCTTGTCGTTACGGCAATCGCCGGAACCTATACGGGAGTGCTGGGAACATTTCTCGGTATTGATATTCTTACGATGCTACATAAAACAAAGGAGCTTCCGGCGGGCTCCTATAAAAGTATGAACCGGCATCGTTACATTATTGCGCTCCTTATTTTTGCAGCACTTCTCATCGAAGCGTTTATCATTTCAAGCATCTTTGAACGGGATATGAACCCGCTTTATTTATCGTTTGGTGTCGGTTTTATCATCGTTATCGGTGGGCTTGTTTCAGGCGTTGAAGCAAACAAAATCGTAACCGGTGAACAGCCGTCTGAACTCACTGAAGCGGGTGAACGATCCGGAGATGAGGCATGATGACCCTTTATATTCTTTTAGCATTATTAGGCGTTATCGCAGTGCTTTCACTTTTGCTTACTATCATGATGAAAAAATTGAAAAAGGCAAAAATGGAAGTACAGCGATTAAGCGGCACTTTTGAAGTGGTTCGCAAAAGAGCAGAACGCTTACAAGAAGCACAAGAGAAGGATAAAAAAATTACGGAGGAATCGGATGAGAAAAGAAAGACACTCCAAGGTACTGCTGATAGCAATCTTATTACTCGTGCTAACAGTCTTTTTCCAAGCCAGATGCACGACAACAAAAGCGCCGACTAATGCGGACATTGATGCGGTATTACAAAACATTGCCCCTATAAAACCGCCTGCTCCACAAATGGAGCCGGTGCTTTTTGAGGATAAAGACGGCGGCCTCTGGCTTTCGTATGAGGCATACCGCGCACTTGAACGCAATATTATTGCAATGAGAGAATATACTGCACACCTTGAAGTCATTATTGCATTTTGGGAGAAAAAAGAGAAATGAGTGGAACGGTTATTATATCCCTGATTGGTACCCTTGTCGGTATGCTGATAACCGTTGGCGGCGTATTTATCGCCGTTGGCGGGTTGAAACAGAAAATAAACGACAGTGTCGAAACAAACAAAGCGCAAGAGGAACATATTAAAACCCTTTCTTCAAAAGATGAGTTAGCAAAAGCAATAAAACGTTCTGATGAATTACTGGTGCTGATGCAAAAGCGGGTTGATGAAGACCGTTTATCAGGTGAGAGAAGGTACGCGGACTTGTATGGCTTACTGAATGTACACAGTGAACGGATCGGCAAACTTGAAGTATCGCAGGAGCAAATATTCAAGCTTCTGGATAATCTGAACGCATCGATAAACAACGGCTTTAAAGATATGAAAGATGACATTCGGGAATTGCGCAAGGAAATTAAAAATGGCTAGAAGCGGTATGGCAAAAGATGAAAGACGCGCTGAGGCTGAGCGGCTTTATGTAAAGGAAGGAAAATCCTGCACTCAAATTGCCGCTGAACTTGCAGTAAGTGAAGGCACTATATACCGCTGGAAAGCAGAAGCCGCAGCATTAGGCGAAACGAGCGATTGGGACACTGCGCGGCGGGTGTATAACATGAGTCCGCGCGAATTAGTTGCAATGTATGCAGAAGCCTTAAAGCAGTGGGTAGTAAAAATAAAACAAAGTCCTGATCTTCTGTCCGATGGGAAAATAGCCGATGCGATTGCAAAGCATGTAAGCGTTTTACAAAAGCTCGATAATCGCAGCCAGTATATGGGTGTTGCGCTTGACCTTATCAAAATAGCTGATCGGTGGCTCTATGAAAATGAACCTGCCTTAAAAACACAAATGGAGCCGCATTGGGAAAGTATCTATCAAGCTCTTTCGGAGTATAGCACGAAAAAAGGCTTATTATAAAAGGACTATCAAACGTGAAAGAAATTAGAACAGCGCGGGAACTTGAAAAAGAATGGAATAAGCTCAAAGAAGAAATCTTATCCCGTCCGCTGTTTCTTGATAATAGTGAAAAAGCAAAAGAGGCGCGGAAAAAGAAATGCGCTGATTCGGTGTGGGAATTTGCCCGTACCTATTTTCCTGAATACGTTGCAAGTGAAGGGGCAAAGTTTCACAAAGAGTGGGAAAAAATCCGGCTTACCGAAAAAGAGCCAATTTTACTGCAAGCATTCCGCGGCTGTGGAAAGTCTACGTTTTTTACACTGCTTGATCCGATACACGAAATCGCTTACGGCAGACGGAAGTTTATGCTTTTTTCCAGCTATACGGAAGAAAAGTCAGAACGCTTTACCGGTCGCATCTTATTGGAATTGATGTACAATCAGCGGCTTAAAAATGATTTCGGCGAATTTATTCCGGAAGGAAAACGCCCGGCAATGGGAGACTTTTCGGTCAATATCCCCGGTAAAAAAGGGAGTACTATCGGCGTGGTTGCCGTTTCAATCGGACAAGACCCGCGCGGGTTCGTACACGGAGCCGCCCGCCCTGATTATGTCAGACTCGATGATATTCAAAACAGAAAGCGGGCAAAATCACGGAAGTTTGTAAAAGAATCGGTTGAATGGATTATGCAGGATTTAATTCCTGCTTTAGCTGCAAATTATTCATGTATCATTGTTGCGACTCCTCTGAATACGCAGTGCGTCGCCTCTACGTTAGAGAAAGGCAGCGATGAAATAGAGGCGGTCAAAACGTATAAATTCCCTGCCGAAGTGAGAGGAAAACCGGCATGGCCTGATTTCTTTCCTCTCGACCGGTTAAAGCGGCTCAAGCGCACCATTGGCTCTCTTGCATACGGGCAAGAGTTTTTATTAATTCCGATTGCCCTTGATGAGCGCATTTTTAAGGAAGAGCATATCCGCGGCTACCAACCGGAAGAACTTACCGCGGTACGCTTTGCCTACGTTTTTTCCTGGACTGATCCAAGTGTTAAACAGGAAGAAAAACACTGTTTTAAAGCAACTGTTTGTGCCGGTATTACGAATGAAGGGATCATCTATATCTTAAAAGCCCGCATCCGTAAAGAAAGTATTCAGCGGATGGTAGACGGTATGTATATGATCTATCAAGCGTGGAATCCGTCGTATATGTTTTTTGAAGATAACGGCGGGCAAGCGATGCTTGCAACCGTGCTTGATATGAAGGCGGAGCAGGAAGGCTATTACATTCCGTACCGACCTGAGACGGCGACAATCAATAAAGATACCCGCATTGAAGCAACGCTTTCTGCACCGATCGAAAACGGTATCATCCGGTTTTATAAACAAGATAAAGATCAAAAAGAATTGATAGACGAGCTGTTGCAATATCCCGATGGGGAATATAAAGACGGCCCTGATGCGCTTGAAGGGGTGGTGCGTAAATTGATTGACGCTGCAAAAAAGAAGCGGGCGGGGATGCCGTATTCACGGAGCACGCGGGAAAGCAGCGCGGTGTTACAGGGGTATGATTGATGGGAAAGCATAAAAAAGACAGGAGCGGCTTACAGCGTTTTGAAAGCTGGAGTCCCGATACGAAAGATACGGCAGATAAGCGTATACAGATCGTTGAAGAAACGCTTGAGAAGATGAGCGGTAATCACTTTGCAACCCGCGAGCGAGCGAATGATTTTGTCCGCCTCATGCGCTCTCTTCCTGATCCTGATCCTATTTTGCAGAAAATGGGACGCGGCATTACCGCCTTGCAGGAACTTTTAACAGACAGCCATTTAGAGAGTGTGTGGAGTATTCGCTGTTCTGCTGCAAGCGGCGCGGAATGGTTTTGCTCAGCTGGCGGAGATGGTAACGGCAAAAAGGAGCAAGAAGCGGCCGACTTATTTGCAGAAGAATTAAGGCAGCTTGATATTCCGCGCGTTATCGAGGAAATGATGGATGCTATTGCGTTCGGCTATGCACCGCTTGAGGTTATCTGGCGCGCCCAAGGCGGCCGGTGGGTAATCGGTGACATCGTTGGCAAACCTCCGCAATGGTTTGAATTTGACCAAGAAAATAACCTCGTATTCCGTACCGGTGTTATTGGAACGGAACCGTTGCCGAAGAACCGCTTTCTCGTTGCCCGCCACCGGCCAAGTTATGCCAACCCTTATGGCGTCAAAGTATTTTCAAAATGCTATTGGCCGGTAACCTTTAAAAAGAACGGGTTCCGCTGGTGGACGGTATTTGTCGAAAAATACGGCGGCGCTTTTTTGTATGGCAAATATCCGAATAATGCCGGTGAAACATATAAAAATGAACTCTTGACTTCGCTTGAGCGGATGGCGGCCGATGCGGTAGCTATTGCCCCTGAAGGCGCTGAAATCACGATTGAAAGTCTTGCCAATAAGGGGAGCGTTTCAAATGTTCACGCAGAGTATATAGAAGCAGCAAATAAAGAAATTTCAAAAGCGGTCTTAGGACAAACGCTTACAACGGACATCGGCAGTAAAGGAAGCTATGCTGCAGCGCAGGCGCATAATCTTGTCAGGCAGGATTTAGCTGCTGCCGACCGGAGGCGTATATCCGCCTGCTTTAATCGGCTTGCGGCAGTCTGGACGTATTACAATTACGGTGCAGGTGTGCTGTCTCCCGTGTTTGAATTTGTCAAGGACGAGGATTTACAGCAAGACCGCGCAGAGCGGGACGCAAAGTTATATGCCCTCGGCTGGCGTCCTAAAAAAGCATATATCGAACGTGAATACGATATTCCGCAAGAAGATTTTGAGATAGCGCATGAAGGCGAACAAAAAGAACAAGGAGATTTTTCTTTTCATACCGGCGCTCAAACAAGCTGCCCCTGTGGATGCGGAACACACACGGAAAAAACGCTCTTTCAAAAAGCCGCTTCTCTTTTTGCGGATAAACAGACCAAGCGGCAATTAAAAGACCGGCACCTCATGGCTTCATTTAATAAAGCGATGCAGGAAAAAGGACAAGATGCAATCGACAAAAGTATTGAAAGCTATGTGAATGCACTCGGAACGGTTGACGATTATCAAGACGCTTCAAAGGCGCTTTTAGCTGCGTATAAAAACCATTCACTGGATGATTTTGCCTCGTGTATCGACAATATACGGTTTGCTGCTATCGGCATCGGAGGCAGAAAAAGATGAGCGATAAAATTCCGTATCCTGAAATAGCGCGTAAATTTCTTGAAAAGAAAATCAATGTTCCGACTGATAAATGGGATGAGCTTAAATGGGGGGAACACGCTCACGCTTTTACCGTTGCACATTCTGCTGAAGCGGGTATCTTGGATACCATTCACGGCTTACTCAATCAATCGGTACAAGAAGGTATTTCATTTAAAGATTTTCGGGATGGGCTTCTTGAAATGATGAGCGCAACAGGCTGGTACGGAGGGGACGGTCACACAAAAGATGATAAGACGTATATTAACTGGCGCATCGGTATTATCTACGATGTGAATATGCGATGTGCGTATGAAGCAGAGCATTACCGTAATCGGCTTATCGGTTCGGATTTACGCCCTATCTGGATTTATCACCATGACCCCGCCGTTACCAAGCCGAGAGCGGAACACCTTGCTCTTGACGGTAAAGCCTTCCGCTATGATGATGCCTTTTGGGACACGTATAACCCGCCGAACGGCTGGGGCTGCCGCTGTTATGTAACAACGATGAGTGAACACGAAGCGGAAAAGGCTGGCATTGCTATTGAGCACTCCGACGATGCAGGAAATCCGCCTGAGATCAAAGATGTTAATTGGAACACCTTTGATCCGACATGGAAATATAATCCTGCACGGGAAGCGTTAGCGCCGAATTTCAGTACCTATAAAAACCTTGCGAAAATAAAAGCGGAAGACGGAAAAAGTATTCTCTCACACGTAACGGAAAGCTATCGAAAATCAATGGATACTACGAAGCTTACGAAAGGCGAATTTAACGTATTAGCGAAACGTATCAACAAAAGAGATTACACACCGCAGCATATTCTCTATCAGGTAGGAAATCTTGAAGCGGAACGCTTTGAAGCAATGCAGGACATAGGCGTACAAGATTGTAAAATTATGGCAAGCGATAAAGCGTTATGTCATGGTATAGGAGACAAAAATGCAAAGCAGCGGATACCGGAATCTCTTTTTGAAGCGTTATACGATAGTCTTAGTACTCCTGATGCAATCTATGAAAATGTACAACCGGATTATGAAAAGGATGGCAGGGAATTTCATTTTGTAAAGAAGATAAACGAAAGTAAGGTTATAAAAGCGATATTAAAACAACGTGATGAAATTTTATCGCTGCGTATTAAGACGCTTTCTTTTATCCAAGACGATACTATGCTGAAAAAATATAAAAAAATATGGTAAGTGCCGGGCAGGATTTGCGCCTGCTGTACTTATCGCAGTCGGCGGTAACTCCGGCTGGTCAATGCACCTCTCAATACGCACTCTCAACACTTACCATTATAGTGTAGCGGTCGGGCGGAATTTGCGTCCGCTGGATTCATCTCTGATGTCCCTCTCAATATACTCCTCAACCGTTACCTTACCCTATACCTTACTGCACCTTGCTTAAAAAATCAACCATTATAAAGACTAATTTTTTCAAATAGTTTCTTTGAATTGTCGCATAGATAAGGAATACAATCATTGCATAACGAGGTTGGTAATGATTAAAGGCGTCAAGTTCTGGAATGCGAGAGATTGCTATTTTATACAGACAAACAATCCAACGGAAGAAATATTGCGTAAGCGCTCTGACGGTGCATGGCTTGTTTCATGCGGGCCGTCGGCGGCGGTTACGTGCATCGCGGCGATGGGCTTTGATGTTAGCATAAAAACGCCGGGAGACTATAAACCGCAAAGTGAAGAGGTGTTGATGGATTTTTTCAACGATCCTCGAAACTATTCGAAATTAAAAGCCGCTCGTCTTGAAACACCGCCTGATATGTGGCACGGCAACGAGATACCGCAATTTTATCCGGTAGCCGTACAGAGCGTATTCGGCGTAAAAGCACGCTTCGAATGGACGGCTCCTTTTGAAAAGGTAATTGCTGAACTGCAAGCTGGGAAGGCAGTGCAGCTGTGCTTAAAAAAGCCGGGACATTACATTGCAGCCGTTGCCTACGATGATGAGCGGGATGAAATCATTTTTAATGATCCGTGGCCCGGACGCTTTAAGGACGGTAACGGTTTTAATCGGCGTTTAAAGCGGGTTGATTTTAGCAATGTAAAACCGTTCCGGATTGTGTATGAGGCATAACCCGAATATGCCTAAAACAGCGGCGTTTATAGGCAGTTTAGATAATGTGCCGTTCTTTCTCTTTTGATTGAATTTGAACGGTTTTTGAACGCATTTTAACGGTAATTATAAAGGATAGATAGATGGCGGAATTGATGATTTTTAAAGCGGGGAAATATCCGCAAGGGGATTGGCCGAAAGAGCGGGTTGAAAAAATGGTTGGCGCATACAACCCTGAAAAATTTTACGAAGCCCCGGTTGTTATTGGGCATCGCTCATTTGGAACCAACGATGACTATCAGGATGCACATGGCTGGGTAAAGTCACTACGGATGGATAAAAGCGGTAAGGTTTTTGCCGATGTTCCATCCTTTTCCGCTGACGTGATAAAGAAGATTGCGGAAGGAAAGCTTAAATATATGTCGATAGAAGTTTTTGAAAACGACATGATCGATAAAAGTCAGCCGCCGTATTTAAGAGCTATTGCGCTTTTAGGACGAGACACACCGGCGGTTGCAGGCGCTAAGATACCGACACTTTTTTCGCTTCCATTCGGCTGCTTTGCCGAATGTGCAGATGAAGAAACACACACCTCTACATTCACACAGAAAATGGATGCAGGGACGATACAACTCTTTTCCGCGAATGAGGCGGAAAAAACGAGACAATCTCAGGAGGAGAATATGGGTGAGCAAAACGAAACGACAGTAGCGGAAATGGCGGCAAAAGATGCACGGATAGCCGCTCTTGAAAAAGAAAATGAGCTTCTCAAGCAAAACGATATGAAACATGATGCAGAAGTCTTTTTTTCTAAGCTGCGGGATGAGGGAAAAATAACACCGGCACATTTTGAAAAAGTGGTTACCCTCGATGCTAAAATGACGGAAGCGGATAGAAAAGAGTTCAGAGCACTCTTTTCGAACAGTGAGCCGATTGTTGATTTGTCCGGTACTCATACGGCGACAAAAGGAAAGAGCAGCACTGATTTTGCATGTAACGCCGATGTTACGGCAAAAATAAAAGCCTTTCAAAAAGAGAAAGGCTTTGCGTCCTTTACCGAAGCGGCCGAATCGTTGTATTCGGCAAACCCTGAAATTTTTAATGGGGAGGAATAAAAAATGATAAACAGACGACCGTATGTTGCGCAAAGCGCAATCGCACCCGGCAGCGCCGTAATACAGGGAACGGCCGATAATGCCGTAACCGCTCCGGCCGATGAAAAGGCGGATATGCTCGGCGTGTATCCGTTTGAAGCTAATGAAGCAGCCACAGTGCAAGACCGCATCGGCATAGCACTCGGCGGAGTAGTTAAAGTCATTGCAGGCGGGACTGCGAGTGCCGGAAAAAAAGCGGTGCTTTCAAAAACAAAACTCGGCGCGTTTGAAGATGTTCCTGCAACGGCAGGCGATTACAAAACGTGTGGGATATTCCTTGAGTCCGGAGCTGCAGGAGAATATATCGATATGTACATTGAACGCGGTGTCGTAACCGTAAAATAAGGAGTTTTTAATGCCCAGAGAACAAGGATATGTTAGTCCCCTGCTTTCCAATTTGGCAGTGGATTATTCAGCAAAAGTGCGGGAAGGGATGGTCGGCCCGCTATTATTTCCGCGCGTTGAAGTCGGAAAACCGTCAGGCAAGTACGCCGTATTCAGCGAGGAGAATGTCTACAAAGTGCCCGATGTAACGCTTGCAGGGGAACGCTCTCAAGCAAATGAATTTGCAACAAGCGGTACTATGAAAAACTATGCAACCACCCCGTACGGCCTTAAAGCGTTTATCGACAAAGCAGACTTAGAGTTTGCCGACGGGCCGTTCAAATTGTGGGAGCGGCGCAAGGTTGAGCTTTTAACTACGAAGCTTGAACTTGCGCAAGAAAAGCGCATTGCCGATTTAGTTACCAATTTATCGGGACGCACTACCAGCCTTTCAGGAGCAGGGAAAACAGCAACGAATAAATGGTCAAGTGCCTCGGATACAAAAGGTGGTAATCCCGTTGAAGCGATCAATGCAGCAATCAAAGAATGCTTTTTCCGTCCGAACAGGATGGTAATGAGCGAATCGGTTTATGACGCTCTTGAATACCATCCGGTACTTTTGAAGTATCTCGGTGAAGCTAACTTGATAAAAAAAGTTGACGAAGCAAACCTTGCGAAGCTATTCAGAATTAACAAGGTCATCATCGCAAAAGGCCGAGCGGATTTCGGCAAGCGAAGCGAAGATAAAAAGGTTACCCCTGAAAGTATCTGGGGTGATTCAGTCGTTCTTTGTTACACCGACTCTCAATGGGATCAGCCGTGCGCGGGAAAAACCGTCGCAGTAAAATACCGCGAAGCCGATAACGCAGGCTATGTCGTTCGAACATGGGATGAAAAAGACGGCGGTATTCTCGGCGGAGAATATGTGCAGGTTGCCCATGACGTTTCAGAATTAATTGTCTGCAAAAATCTGATTTATACCATCAAGGAAGTCCTTTAAAGGATTTGTAAAATAACGGGAGATTTTAATGAAAAAACTTTTAATTATTTTTTTAAGCCTTTTATACATCGGCTTAACTGTAGGCTTTGCTGAGCCGTGCAGCAGAAAGGAGGGATGTATGGCGTATTGTACCATCGAAGATATGCAGACTACCTACGGCAATGAGCGTATTGCTGCGTGGAGCGCAGTCGATGCAGAACGTGCAGAAAAGGCAATAGCCGATGCAAGTGCGGAAATTGACGGATACCTTTTATCCGGCGGTTATACCGTACCGCTTGCCGGTACCCCAGCGACGATAAAAAAATACTGCGTTGATATTGCCTGTGCCTCTTTAATTATTAGCACCGGTATGCTTGAAAACGATCCCGGCGGAAAAGCGGTTGTTGAGCAAGCTGATATTGCACGGCGGTATTTGGATAAGGTTGCACAAGGAAAATACAAAATACCCGGCTACGATGAAAACAGCAGTAAGCCACCTTCAGGAAACATACAAGCGGTATCGATGACTCGTATGGACTGGAAAGGATATTAACATGAGCAAGGCGGCAATAGAAGTCCGGTTTGATGATGAGGCAGAATATCGGCATATCATCGAGGCATTACACCGCGCTTCACACTGCGACCTGAAACGGATAGCGCAGGCTGCGGGGCTTGCGCTTGAAGCAGTAACAGCAGAAGCGTTTAAAAAACAAGAAGACCCCGTACGCGGGGATAAGTGGGAAGCGCTGCGCAAAGCACGCGGCCCGCTTGCTGCAAAACCCGGCTCTAAAACGCCTATCCTCAATGATAGAGGAACGTTAAAAAAATCAATTACGTTTCATGCTTTTGATGACGGTTCGGTTATTATCGGCTCCCCGCTTGTATATGCAGGAATACATCAGCGGGGCGGCAAGACGAAAGCGCATACGATAAAACGTGGTAATGCCGTCATACAGCATCCCGGCTCGAAAATTCCGCCCCGTCCATTTCTTGGCGTTCCAAAAGATTTTCAAGAAAGTTTTTTCTCCGACCCTGCCATTAAAAAGCTACTCGGTATTGCCATAGGAGCGGAATAAACGATGGATGGGATGATAAAGGCAGCAAAAGATTTACTTGACATGTGCATCAGCACCGAGATTCCTGATGCAACGGTTGTAAGAAATCGGGCAGATGAAACGAAACAGGTGATGACGCGCAAATGGCCGCTTGTTTCGCTCATTACTCAAGCAGGCAGACTTGATGACCGAACTGCGCGTCTTGCCCGTTATCGCGATGAGGCAACAGGAGAACTCAAGCAGCGGAGGATTCGGGGAACACGGATTATCCCGATTTTAATCGGCGTCTGGGCAAAGGGAGAAAATGAGGTTGATGAGGTATTCAGTAAAATCGTGCCGCGTATTCCGCGCAGATGGAGTTATGACGATTTTGTAGGGCGAATATTCATCAATAGCGAAGAACATTCTGATTTTGCAGATAACGTGTCAAACCTGTACTGTTCAATATTGGAAGTAGAGTTCCAAGTTGAGGTTGCAGGGGACGCGGAAATCGTGCCGACATTCGTGCAAGTTTCCGAAATCCCCGATATGCAAAATCCCTAAATGGTAGACGAGGAGAAGATATGGATAAGAACATAAAAAAAGAATCGGCGACATTTCTTGCCGTTGAAGAACATGCTGCAAATTTGCAGATTTCCGCTCCGGTTTTTCAAGCGGTGATGCAGGCGCAAAACTGGGCAGCAGGAAAAAAGGTTGAAAAAACTGAGTTTGAAAAGGCTGTAAACGCCTTTTTAAATGCCCCTATCGGAGGATAATAAAATGGCTTTACCGAATATTAACACGACCATTAAAGACGGCGCTATGGGAGTAGCTGGAGCTGACGCTACCGGTATTTTTGCAGCAGTCGGTGTTGCAGCGCTTCCTTCAAACGGCATCATTACCTTTACGGATAAAGAAGATGTGGACGGAAAAATAGGAGATGGCCCCTTACGTGATCTTATCGTCAGTGCCTTATCGATTGCAAAAACAACGGTGTACGCAATCGCTGTTGAAGGAAGTACTTCGGGGACTGTCTCAAGCGTTACCGCGGTAAGCGGTAATAAAGGGGACGGAAAAATTACCGTAACGGGAAAGCCGCGCAATGAATACGGTATCCGTATTGATATTATGGCAAGCGGAAAACTCAACGATGGAACGTTTCGGGTAACCATCGACGGTCTTTCCGGAAAGACTATCACGATTCCTGACGGGGAAGGTAAATACGAAATCCCCGGTACCGGTCTTACGCTGCAATTTAGTCATGCTGATAAAGGCTTTGAGTCCGGAGACGCTTTTATGTTTACGACGACAGCCCCGCAAGCAACAAACGGCGAAATACTTGCTGCAATCAATACCATTCTTGATGCAAAAAAAGCCATCGAATGGATTGCCGTTGCAGGTGTCTCCAATGCAGCACTTTGGGCTGCCCTTGCTACTCAGGCAAAGGGCGCTGAAAGCGTATATCAGTATCTCTTTTTTATTGCGCAAGCCCGCTATAAAAAAGAAGGTGAGACAGTAGACGAATATGTCAACGCGCTTACTGGAGTGGAGCGTGGGGTAACATCCTCAACTCGCTTGCAAGTTGTTGCAGGCTGGATTGAAGAGGCTGACTCAAACGGACAGGTTGATACACGCGGAGCTATCGGTGTGTACTGCGGAATGCTTGCCGGGCGAAAAGTCCACGAGGGGCCGGATGCCGTTAAATTCGGCAGCATAACAGCCGCAACAGCGATTAAACCTGACGGAATAAATGACGGGCACATCGAAGCGTTAAAAAACGCAGGCTATGTAACGGTGAGAACCATCATCGGACTGAAAGGTATTTACATCACCTCTGGGCAAATGATGAGTGAACAAGGAAGTGATTATGATTTGGTGGAACGCAGGCGCGTCATGGATAAGGCCTGTCGGGAGATACGGATATCGCAGCTGCCGTTTTTGAACGATGCCGTCAATGTCGGTGCTGACGGTTCTCCCGAAGGTTTGGAGATATTCATTACACAAGGTGAAGTTCCTTTACAGACGATGAAAACGAACAAGCAAATATCCCGCGGGTATATCATCATTCCTAAGGGACAAAATATTTTATCGACAAAAAAGCTTATAACGAAAATCCGTATCGTTCCGCTTGGTAAATTATCCTACATCGAAAACGAAATAGCCTATGATAATCCGGCTTTAGCACAGTAAGAGGAGAGAAAAATGGTAAACGGATTAATTTATGATTTTGAGTCAATCAAACTGATGCTGCCGACCGGATTAACATTAGGCTGTGAAAGCGTTGAGTACTCAGATGAAAAGAATGATGAGGTCATCTGCGGCACAAACAATTTACCGCTCGGCGTCGGACGCGGCGAATGGAAAGGAACGTGCAAGCTGGAACTGCAGCGGTTTGAGTATGATAAGCTCAATGTTTTTTCTGCAGCCTCCGGCGGATTTTACAACATGCCGCCTATTCCGGTTGTTGCAAGTTACGGCAATCTGGGACAACCGCCTGTGACGGATACACTTTTGGTACACTTTACCAAACGGGATTTTAAAGGCTCAAAAGGGGACACAAGCCTTAACGTCACAATCGAAGGGCCGCAAACGATGCCCATGAATAGCGATGGCATCACCGCCTTCGTTCCGTTTCTATAATACGGGTGCTTCTGAAAACAATAAAAACCGTTTTTAGAAAGCACTCAACACTATTCCATTTACAAGGAGTTTTTTATGACATTGGAAAAAGCAAAGATCGAAGAATTGAAAACGAAATATCCGCAAGGGATATTTGAAGGGGCAATCGATTTTACCACAACGGAAAACACAACGGAACAAGTTGAATTTATTTACCGCAAGCCTGTCATAGCAGACATGGAGTCGTATTCAAAAGCGGCGCAAAAAAATCCGATAACAGCGAACTTAAATCTTATTCAGTCGCTGATTGTCCACCCTGAACCGGCTCCAATCATTACACAGCTTCGGGATTATCCTGCAGCCTATAGCCGGTTTGTAGATGATGTTATCAGCCCTTTTTTTGGAGCGAACGTGGCAGTGCGAAGCCGGAAGCTGTAAACACCTTTACGAGAATCCGGCTGTTTATCAGGCGGTTTCTCGGTGAAGATGTTTCGCACAATGACTACACATTACTGATGGAAAAATACGAAGAGGCCCGCATCATGCGGGACTTTGAAGTAGGTGTCTATCAGGAAGCGATTGTAAAAGCATTTGGCGGAAAGTAATGGCGAATTTTGTAACATCGATAACACTCCAATTTAAAGATGCATTCTCAAGCGGATTTGCCAGTGCCAAAAACAGCATGGCGGGCATGAAAGATGCCATCGGAGAAATCAACCGCAACAAAGACATGTTCGATTTAGCAGGCGATTTATCGCTTATGTCAGGCCGGTTCGATGAATTGTCAGGCAAAATTACTTCGATGATGGATGCCCCTTCTACGCTTGCCGGTAGTTTTCAATCGACAATGAAAAACATCCAAACTATAACGGGGATGTCTTCAGATGAAATTGAAAAACTCGGAGGCGAGCTAAACCGCATAGGCGGGCGCAATGCAGCAGGAACGCTTGCAGTTGCTGCTGCGTATAACGATGTTGCAGGAGGCATTACGAATGTTGAAGCGCAAATGCCGGTTATGATGAATGCCATTTCTCTTGCAGAAGCCGGTCAAGCTGACTTAGGAACGGCAACGAACGGCTTGGTAAAGATTATGAACTCCTACGGTTTTTCCGTGAGCAAAGCGGCGACTGAGGAGGAACGGAAAGCGGATATTTCGCAAAAAGCAGCATGGGCATCTGACGTAATGACACAGGCGGTCGGTATGGGGGTTGGCAGTATGGAAGAATTTATTTCCGCCATGTCTCCCATCTCAGGGCTCGCATCGTCGGTCGGTATCGGCTTTGACGAAATCGGCTCCACGATGGCATATATGACTGCAACAACCGACACGGCTTCTACGGCCGGAACGAAATTACAATCGTTTATGATTGCCTTACAAAAACCGAGTAAAGAACTTTCCGCAGCCCTTGCATCAGTCGGTATTTCTTCCGGCTCTGCAATGCTTGAAGAATACGGACTTGCTGAATCGGCTCGTATTGTGCAATCGGCATTTGCCGGTAATCAGGATGCAATGGTCGCTGCGATGGGACGAGCTGAAGCGATGCAGGCAGTTATCGCATTGACAGGAGATGCATATTCTGATTTTGCAAAACAGTTTGGCTCCAGTATGAAAGGTATTACCGAAGTCTCTCAAGCAATTCAAACGGAATCGTATGAAAGTAAGACAGGAAGGCTACAGGCGATAAACGATTCACTTAAAATCAAAATAGGTGATGACATTAATGCAATCAAAGGTTTTTTTGTTGATATGCAGACGAGTTTCCTGACGGATGTTGTCTCCCCAATGATGGATTCTCCAGTAGGAGAAGTATTTCAGCGGATTGCAGCCTTTGCAGGGATTGCTGCAGGCGGTGTCTTACGGCTTGGAAGCGGTGTGCTTAATACGGCGACACAGCTGGTAACCCTTACCTCAACGATCAGCAACGCCGGAGGCATTACCAAGCTCTTTAGTTCAACACTCGGAACATTGAAAAATGCCGTAACGGGTGTCGGCTCCTCGCTTATGAGTTTAATTGCTCCACTATGGGCAAAAATAACGGCAACCTTTACCGCAACAGCAGCAGAGTCCGGCTTTGCTGCTGCTCTTTGGGCAACAGCGGGGGCAATGTGGGCGGTACTCTGGCCGGTGCTTGCTGTTGTTGCAGCTGGAGCTTTGATTGTCAAAATCATCTCGGAAGTAGCCAGCGGCTGGGGTTCAGTTACAGCAGCCTTTCAAAACGGCGGAATCCTCGCAGCTTTATTACAGATAGGAAAGCTCATGCTCTCGGCTTTAATCGCACCGATACAATGGTTCATAGAACTGTTGGCAAAGATACCGGGAGTCGATTCTTATCTACAGCCAGCCGTTGATAAGCTTCAAGAATTTAGAAACAGCCTGAAAGGAAAGAGCGCCGAAGAAATGGGTGCTGAAGCAGCTGTTACGGTTAAAAGTGAAACGAGTACGGAATTTACCGGCATTGACACCGGAGAATTAAGCACAAGTATTCAAGGGTTACAAAAGCAAATCGGCAGTAAACCGATGGGAGGAGCAAAAGCGCTCGGCGTAAGCGATGACGGTGGAGCTGCCCTTGCTGCAGAGCACATGGCGGCCGCTGCCCGGAAAGGCGTGGCGGTTTCCTCTCTTACATCGAATGCTTCAGATGCCTTTATGGGAGCCGGAGCGGGCGGATATAGTGCATTAAGTGAAAATGCACATGAGGATATGCACGTACAGTTTAGCGAAGCGATGGTGCAAAAAAACGCGGCAACGATTCCGCTGTTTAGAGAGGAGAAAAAAGAAGCTGCGCCTACCAATCAGACGTTCAAAATAGAAAATGTCTATTTACAAGCGGATGATTGCAAAACGCTTTTTGACTTTATTAGGCAGCTTGAATTTGCCGTTGCACAAGGAGTAGCGGTATGAGACTTCCTGATTTTTCCTTTCCGAGCAATAGTCATCCTGCTATTCTCCAGCGTGCTGCGAAGTTTAACCGGTACATCGAAAAAGTCTCTGCGGAAAATTTTATCAAAGCGGGCATCGTAGGAGACGGACAGGCGGTGTGGCTTCCTGCCATTCTGGACAGCATCGAAGTAAGCGATGCGCTTTTAGTCGATAGCATTACAACAAAAGGCGTATCAGGCAGTACGAAAATCATATCGGGCTGGGCTGACTGTGATCTTACCATCAAGCTCATCTTAATTGATATTCCAAAGTATACCGCCGATTCGGTTACGCCGGATGTCACCCGTTTTGACTGCTTAAAAGAAATCAGGCAGCGGTTTAAGGCACAAAAGAACGGGGTGCCGTGCGTGTATACCTTGCAGCATCCGCATATTCAGGCGTGGGGATTAAAAGATTTTATCTTTAACGATTTAAAATCAGTAGAAGAACGGGGAAAACGTATTATTCACTGCACGCTCGGCTTTGATGAATTTGACAGCGTAAGCCGCAAAAGTCAAGACCGGCAGCTCGGCTTTCAAGGACAAAAGGGAAGTTCTGGCAGCAGTAGTGGAGCAGCGGTAAAAGCAGTTAATCCGCCGGTCTCGGATAAAACGCGGGCGGGCTTAGGAAAGTTGGAGGCGCAATATGCCAAGCAATAAAATAATACATCGGCATACACTTGAAGTTGAACTGAACGGACAGATTACTGATACACGGGCATGTCGGTTTACCCTCGTAACACAAAAAGGATTCCATCCGGTGATGGCAGATATGTATTTTCCGGCCGGTTCAAAGGATGGAAAGGTCGGAGATACAATAAAAGTATACATTGCAGATAAAGAGAGCAAAGAGTTATATTTTACCGGAATTGTCGATGGCGTGTTTCAAAGTGGTCACTATCGGCTCCTTTCTTTAACAGACAGCTATAGTAAATTATGCAGCACCATGTTCACTGCCTCTTACCGGAAAGAGAAAGCATCAAGCATCATTAATGATATTCTGGATGCAGCGGGAGTGAGTGAGAAATCGATCACGGTTCCTGATGTGGAACTTGCCCGCTTTTCAACGAAAACGATACCGGCACACCTCGTGCTGGATATCCTCATCAACGCATTAGAAGAACACGGTACAAAAGAGCTCTATTATTTCTTCGATGAAAAAGATTGCTTTCATTTTGGAACGACAAAGGATACCGGTAAAAATACTGGGGGAACATTTCGTTTTAATACGAAAGAAAATATTTTTTCACACGGTGCTGATTGGTTTGAAATACTCCCTGCTCCGATTCGGCATAGCATGAAGGTAACGGTTGACGGCGTTTCAAAAGAAGTTATCAGAACGGACTTAACAGTACGGGAGAATGCATCGCGCCTCCTCTTGTATTTTAGCAGGAGCGGTACATGAGAAGCGGACAGGAATTTCTTGCATCGCTTTTAAACGCACTGTTGCCGAATAGAGCTGCTCCCGTGCTTGCAAAAGTGATAAAAGCATACGAAGGGGCAGGATCGAATAAATACGCCTGCGATGTGCAGGTGTTAACGGCAGGAACACTTGAAGAGACTGATCAAATAATTGCAGAAGTACCGATTTCTCCTATCTGGGCGGGAAAGAAAAAGCGGGGTGTGTATGCCATTCCCCCCGCAGGACAAATTGTTATCGTCTCGTTTATCGGATGGAATGTTGCTTTTCCCTTTATTGCAGGGGTTTGGGCAGATGAATACGAAGCGGATGATTTTAAGGCGGGGCAATTTGTCATCACCGACGGGGACGGCTTAAAAATCATCGCCGATAGCGAAGAAAAGAAAATAACAATCGATACCGGTAAGGCGCAAATCATCGTAAACGGCGATAAAATAGCCATTAAAAACGGTTCAAAGAGCCTTTATACCGTCCTTGATACCCTGATTCAAAACCTTATCGGCTTATCAACTGTCGGCGCACCGGCAAAACATACGGTAGACCCTGCAAGTATTCAAAAATTTATGCAGGATAAACAAGATTTATCTCTTGTGTTGGAGGCGTAAAAAAATGTTGGTTGCACAAACATTACAGCAAGCCTTACTCACCATCTTTACCGAAATGGAAGCGGCCGCATCGGGTACGCCTAAAACAAAAGAATGGTATGCGGAAAAAATAGCACAGGCGATTACCGACCAGATAAAAAGTGCGGAAATACCACCCGGTACGGTGGTGGTAGAAGTAGCGGGAACGGCAAAAGGTATTCCTAATCCTGTCGGTATTAAGGTGATATAAATGGACTGGGGGACGGATTTTTTATTGCAAGATGATGACATCGTTTTTACTGCTGACGGGGATATTCGGCTTGTATCAGGTGGGGCAATGGTCGCGCAAGATATAGCTCAATCACTGAAAGTGATAACAGATTCACTGTATTGGGATAAGGAGACGGGAAGCACGATGCCGCTTTTCTTAAACGACAATAATAGCGATGCGGCAAGTGTGATAGCCGAGCTTGAGCGGGTGGCAATGGATGATGTACGGGTTGACCCCGATAGTGTTTCTGCATACCAAAAGGCAGACGGGCTATTTGCGCTTGAGTTTACTCCTATTGGGGAATCGAATGCGGAAATATTGGAATACGATTTACACAAGAAATAAAAGAGGTGATAAGAATGCAGGATAGTTGGATAGATAAAGCGGAACATGAGATACGAGATGATATTGTTGAGATTGCAAAACAAAATACCGGGCTTACCAACTTTAAATCGACCGGGGTACTGCGCGGATTTATTGAAGTTATCGAAAACGTTGTCTTTTTTATTTACAAGACGGCAATTAATCCGATTTATGCGAACGCATCACTTGATAAAGCAACCGGTATCTTTCTTTCATTCTGGGGGCTTGCCCTTGGCGTTGTACGGAAAAGTGATAATAAAGCAAGTGGGAACTTTAGCGGCAGAGCCTATGGTTCAGGTTCCATTGATTCGGGAACGTGGATAGTCGTAGAAGGAACAGAACTTCGATATAAAGTAACCGAAAAAGTTACCTTTACCGCTGACAGCACTTTTGCCATTCCTGTACAAGCAGAATTTTCAGGGAGTGACTACAATATCGGCGCAGGGCTTACGGTGCGGGCAACACGGGTTATCCGTGGACTTGACGGAATAGAGGTCAAAGAGAATTGGCAAAAAGCGCTTGGCGAAAATAGTGAAAGCGATGACAGTTACCGTGAGCGAATTAAAAACCGCTGGAGAAGCCAGACGCTCGGGGATACAAAAGTAACGTATAAATATTATGCAGAAGAAGTAGCAGGGGTTCGTGAAGCGAAGATAATCCGCACTCCACGCGGGGCAGGCAGCACGGATATTGTTATTGTTTCAGTAACAGGACTTCCAACGGCAGAGCTTATTGAAAAAGTAAAGATGAATCTTTACCTGCATGAACTGATGGCTTTTGATGTCCAGGTAAAAGCTCCCCTTGTTACCGGCGTTGAAATAGTCATTGAATATTCAGGAGATGTTACGGAAGGCGATATAGAACTTGTTGCAAAAAAATATGTTGATTCTCTCGGTATCGGTGGGCGCTTTGCTGTTAAAGATTTATACGAGTTGTATAAACCGTTTGCCGTCAAAACCCTTGAAATCATTTCTCCTGCACGGGACGTTCAAGCCCCTGATTCAAACGTTATTATTGCTTCCGACATTACCGTAACAAAGACGGCATAAAGGGAATCAGCTTATGAGTGAGCAAAACGAGATACACGAGCTAATTGAGAAAACAATCGCCCCACCGGGTATAGAAAAAAAGAATCGCAGGAGTATATTCAAGACTATAGGAGATGTGGGTGCAAAAATAAAGAAAGATGCGCTGACTGCATTTAATGCACACTTCCCGTATGTGGCAGATGAAAAAAAACTTGAAGAACACGGGCAAGCGTTGCTTATTCCGCACCTGCTCCATGATGGCGCTGAAGAATATCGAAACCGTGTTGCAACAGCATCCTTTTTTCTTTCTAAAGCAGGTGAGCGCGGTTATATCTTATCACAATTGGAAGCGCACTTTGGTGATCGGTATGTACTCTCAGAATCGTTTTTGAATGTATACATCAAGGTTCTGGATATATCCGAAAGCGACCGGCAATGGGTACGGCAATTCCTCGATGAGCTATTAAACCCTGTTATCCGGCTTACCTTTGGCGATTGGATGAAGTACATTGAACAGTTCCCTTTTTCTGATACAGAAAGAAAAACGGTCCGCCGCGTGGAAAGTGAACACTTTTCCCGCAGCGCGGTGTTCCGTGACGGCCGTGTACTTCGGGACGGAATAACCATTTTGCCGACGCATGCTGTTCCAGTCTTTCACGACGGCTCAAAACAAAGGAATGCCGCCATAGAAAGAAAATACTTTTATTATGCTCCGGCAGACAATACGGTCGATATTCCCGTCATTCATCATTCCGATCTCCTTGACATCCTTTCACTGCGCTTTATGCGGCATTTTGCGGAAGACTGGGGTTTGAACGAAAATAGCGATGCGCTGCACGTTGACCGCATTTCGCATTCGCTATTGGAGCAGTTCACTATACGTGACAGTGATAGTAAGAGCGTCGTAATAAACGATATTGACCGTCTATCATTCTCCGATTCGATTTCTCTATCGGCAACAGCGGTGGAAGCTGTTACGGATAGGTGGCAGATCGCCGATAGCTTTTTTTACGGCATGAGGTACGCTCGCTTCCGTAATGGGCACCTATTCCGTAACGGCTCTGAAACACGAAAAGGCAATATATTGATCGCACTCTAAAGACTTTATAGAGAAACATATATTTTAAGGAGGCATAATATGCAAGTAACTGAAAGATTTCCGTTAAGAGGAATGTTCGAGCTTATCGTAAAAAAAGACGGTAAGGTTATTGAACGGTATCGTGATAACAATCTTATCGTCAACGGTGCGCGTAATCAAGCCGCGCGGCTTTTTGCCGGAGACGGCACGAATCGAGCAATCGCAAAAATCGCATTTGGAACGAGTGGAGCCGCTCCTGTTGTAACCGATACGGTCATTACAGATGCGTACACAAAAGATGTTTCCGGTTTTGAGTACCCTGATATGGGGCAGGTACAAACTAACTGGATATTGAACACTGATGAAAACAACGGTATGGCGATTATGGAGTTTGGCTTGCTGTCTGCAGATGGAACGCTTTTGTGCCGCAAAGTACGCGAAAAGCCCATCAATAAAGAAGCAGACATCAGCATCGAAGGTCACTGGAAATGGATTTTCTAAAAGGAGGAACCCATGGCGTATTTAAAAGAACAAGCAACATGGGAAGACGGTATCTATCAGTATGAGATAACTGACCCGCTGCAAGGCGGAGAAGACGGCATTGATAATGTACAAGGGAAGCAGCTTGCAAATAGAACCAAGTATCTAAAGGAAGAATTTGAAAAGCACGTATCTGCTAAAAATCCACACAAGGTAACAGCAGCGCAGACCGGCGCATACACTAAGCAAGAGACTGACGCGAAAATTACTGCGGTGAATAGTGAGCTTACTTCTCACGGCGGCTGCACTGACGGCAGAAATCTTCTTGACGTTTTTGGGAAAACCACAGTAGCTGAAGTTATGGAAATCCTACATAACAAATGCAACGGCGAAGGAAAAGCGGATTTTTCAGGGCTTATGATTGGTGATTATCTTGATTTGCCAAGTCTTACGGTTGGCGGCACTACTTATACATGGAACGCCGATTACCAGAACTTGCGCATCGTTATTTCGGGATTTAACCACTATATCTACTGCGGCGATAATAATTGGAATAAAAAGAATCATATTCTTTGGACGTTTCGCAATATCGTATTGCAAAAAAGAATGAATGCGGCGAATAAAAATGAAGGCGGTTATGGGGCGAGTGAGTTAAAAAAGTATCTTGATGAAGTGTTTGCGGTCGGATTGGGTAATGCGCTTGGTTCAAGCAGTTATTTGTATGCAATCTGGCGGGCTATTTCAACAAAAGGCTCTAGTGACTTTGTAACAGATACTGTTTTCTTGCCTACCGAAGTAGAGGTGTTTGGAGTCCCTACTTATGGAGACGATCAAATTGCAAGTAATACTAACATTCAATATCCTATCTATCGCGACTCTTCATTCTACCGTGTCAAAAAATATAACGGTAGCCGTTTGTGGTGGTGGGAAGGAACGCCGGCGACCTCGACCTCCACGGACTTTTGCGATGTCAGCCGCTCTGGTAAGAGCAACCGCAACTTTGTGAGTAGTGAACGCAGTGGCGTTGCCCCGGCTTTCTGTACCTGTTAAGGTACAGAAACGTATCTTTAATCCGGCGGCGTAATGCCGTCGGCAGAGGAAATAATATAAGGAGTATTAAATATGGAAGACAGCACTACGAAAAATGTCTACTTAGCGATAAAAGGAGATGTAGTCATTCATCATACCGATTTGTCGGCTATGGAGAGCATGGACGGTATCAGTAAACCTGATATGACAATTACGGAAGAAGAATTTTATGCAGCAGAAGGGCTTGCGCGCCTTATCGACGGAAAAATCTTCTTAGGAAAAACTGACGCCGAAAAGGCACGCGAAGAGGCAATCGAAAGAATCCGTATTCTGAAAGGCTGGCTTGCAGAAACTGATTATATTGCCGCTAAAATTGCAGAAGGCGCTGCGACGGCAGCCGACTATGCTGAAAAAATCGCACAGCGCAAAGCATGGCGGAAAGAAATCAGCGATCTTGAAAGCGCACTTTAAACGCAATAAAAACGGTATCTTTATTTGTTAAGGATACCGTAAAAAACGGGCAAGAACCCGGTGTTACGACCACCGGGCAGGCGTCATCACCGCCTTCAGGGTTTCCCCTAATCTTAACCCGTACCCTCGTACTCGGGTACTTTGATTATCGGGTCATCATGCCGTCAGGTTTAGCCTGAAACATATTATGTGGAGGCTATAGGCTTATGAAGACACCTATTTCGTACTACGGCGGCAAGCAAACGCTTGCACCCATTATTCTGGAGCTTATTCCGGAACACAAAATATACTGCGAACCGTTCTTAGGCGGAGCTGCAGTATACTTCGCAAAAAAGCCGTCTAAGGTTGAAGTCATTAACGACACCAATAGCGAGTTGATTAACTTCTATGAAGTCGTCAAAAATGATTTTTCAGCTTTGGAAAAGGAGATTGCAATAACACTGCATAGCAGGGCAAAGCACCGGCAAGCGCAAGTTATCTATGACAACCCCGATATGTTTGATAGGGTAAAACGGGCGTGGGCTGTATGGATGCTTGCAAATATCTCATACGGCTGTAAACTGGACGCTGCTTTTGGATATGACCGTGCCGGTTGTGCAAGTAAAAAACTTGCCAATAAACGGAAAAATTTTACCGAAGAATATGCCGTCAGACTGCAAAATACACAGATTGAGTGCTGCGATGCCTTGAGGATTATCAGAAGCCGCGATACGGAAGAAACATTTTTCTATATCGACCCGCCGTATGTCGGAGCTGACCAGGGGCATTATGACGGCTATAGCCAAGAAGATTTTGACAATTTACTTGCGTTATTAGAGGAGATTAAAGGCAAATTCTTATTGAGTTCCTATCGGAACCCTGCATTAAAAGAATGCATTAAACGGAATAAATGGCATACGGTTGAAATAGAGATGGCTTGTTCTATGACTAACCGAGCGCAAACACCCCGCCACAAGGTAGAGGTATTGACGGCCAATTATCCCATATCGGTAGACCTGAAAGGCTCACAAAAACGGGTCGTAAACAGCGAAACCGATAGCCTGTAAAAGCTAAAAAAGCACCCTTAAAACAGATTTTTAAGGGTGCTTTTCCGGTCATTAAAACCTGCTTTATAGGCGGTTCAATTCCTAATATCGATATAAAATACGGCGGCTGTTTTTCCTATTCTATGTGAAAGATTTTTCCTGTTTCGCGCGAGCGGTTACACCGAACGTTTCTTTTTGCACGTTCCGTTTCCTGCACTATATCGTTCAAAGTTTTATTCCGATTACCACTATGCAGCAAATAATCAGTTTACTTGTTTTTAGAATCATACCGCAGAATCATCTTTTCTTAATTTACACACAAAACTCGCGTCCAGAAGTGTACACGGATGTACACCTCTGGACAGGCTATTTGCAAAAGGCTAACGACAAAAATCATTACACTGGCACAAAGGATTTTTTAGTATGAATAGTATTCTTGAGTTATTATTTGGAGGGCGTAAACAGACTGCGGAATATTCTGCTCCGCAATATAATCCTCAGGTTCCGGCTCTCCCTACCGGTGAAAAGCATAAGAGTCTAGAAGCCGTATCACCCGGTATCAACGTGTATATGGATATTATCAACGTCAAACTTCTACTAAATAAGTACGGTGATGATGTTTCAGACAATAAAAAGAAAAGAGAACAGCTGGCAGGGCTTGTATATAACAGGCTGTTGGACTGGAGTAATGAAAGCAGACTTTCATTTACAATCGCATCTGATTATGTTTATGCTCTTTTACGGCGATGGTATTATAGCTATGAAGTGCTATCACCCTATGCGCATTTTTATTCTGACGATATTTTCTATTCCGCTCGATTCGGAAAACTTAAAGTCCGTCTTGCGCTTTACCTGTTGGAAAGTTTTTTCAGGGAAAACCATAATGCCTTTATAGAAACATTTTGCCGGAAAGCTACTGAACTGTTTCCAGGACGGTATGTTAATCCCGATGCATGGCTCTTACCGAATATCCACTGGTTGGAAAAAGAATTCGCCGCTGAAATGCAAGCGGTATTTAAGGCGTTGGATGATTTTTCGGCCTATATATACGTTTATAAGTGGGCTCAAAATGATAACGGTGCAGGGCTTATTAAAGATGGGTGGACGTATGAACAGATTGATGCGATTCCCGCTGCATTGGAAGAAGCCGGCGATGTATGCGTTGCTGCAATTGAGCAACTGTTTTACGCCGTCGCCGCACTATTGCAAAGCCGTACTCTGAGTTTTCTAAAAGAGCATTTGAGCGAAATGGAACGAGCGTTTGAACGCCCTCTCGGCAGCACAGCATCCGCACCTGCAGCTCCCTCTACAGCTCCGATTATCGCATTACCCGAAAGACCGGCGCCTACAAACAACGATAGTGGTGGTGGTGCACCAGACACTGCCGGTACTGCTGTACAAGCTATTCCAATTACTCAACCTGTTGCGGCAGCTGTTGCCTCACTCTCAGTTCCCACCACCGGCAGTGATGAAGAAGAAATCGACTATGTAGAAATTGCACGGGATATAACCGAAGCAATGACCATTGGCGAAATACGCACGTTGCTTGAAGAGCACGGACTTGATTCTTCCGGTTTAAAGAAAAATCTTATCGGTCGCCTTGCTCGAGCGTTGGAAGACGGCAAGATAAAGATTACTAATTAACCGGTATACATTTACATCATTTAAAAGGATAATTGTATGGATGCAAGATAACCGGCTCACTACTTCTTGTGTATATCTTCCGCCTTCAATTCTTCCGTAAGATAGTCATCGCTCATACAATGCATATCGGAAATGCCGTCTTTCATCAATGTATATGTTACCGAATGATAGAATTTTTGTAAGGCTGCATCTAAACCGATATGCTCTTTTTGGGCATACAGAGCGATCACCCGTGCATATTTTTTTTGCAGCAGAACCGGATGTGCTAACATATGCTATTAAATCCTTTGTACTGTAAGTACGTATCAATAATGGACTGTGTTTTAAAGCATATCTGCCAATTCGGTTTTTCGTATTGCAGCCGTTTCAGTGCTTCTGCTTTATCAATCAATCCGTTAAAAAAAAGTTCCACCGTATTAAATACCTTATCATTTGCAATTCCGCCTTCAATTATATCATATCGATTATAATCACTTGACATAGTACCGGCTCTACAGTTCAAAATAAAATCAAGCCATGCTTCGGTATAGGCTTCAAAAGAGAGAACAGCACATTCTGTATAAGCAGACACATCAAGTTCATAATATGAGATGATCCCATTTTTCCGCCGCGTTGTATATTTTTCGCACCACTTTTTTGCTTGCTCATACAACGGGGTTGTGTAGAACCCCTTGCCGAAATCCACTCTAAGCCGCGACTGCTCGGTGTCAGGCTGAGCAATAATCCGATCAGAGCCGTGATACACGATTATACTTTTATCCCGCATTGATCCATCGCCTCAAGTATATCATTGATGATGTATTCCTTATCCTTCCTGAAAATTGAACAACAGAACAAAGTGTCAACTTTGGAAGTTGGAGTGATACAATAAAAGTGCAGTGCTAAAATTGCCGAAAAAGAGAGGAGGAAAGGCAATGAAACGGTACGATGAGAACTTTAAAATCGAGGCATTGAAGCTGTCGGACGAGATCGGAGTGAAGAAGGCGTGCGAACAGCTTAACGTGAACTATGGAACATTGGCAGGCTGGAGAAAGCAGCGGGCAAAGAAAAACAAAGAAAGAAAAAATACAGATGCTGACATTCAGAAAGAGAACAGCAGGCTCAAGAAAGAAATAGCTGAGCTTAAAAGTGCGAATGAGATACTCAAGGACGCACTCGGTTTTTTCGTGCAAGACCGGAAGAAATAGAAAAGGATGGTCTTTTCGCTTACATCCACCACCGTACTGCT